GCATTATATAAGTACCATATCGAGAAGTATCTCCAAATAAAATTCTAAGTTTCATTCTACCTAATGTAGAATCAACTGAGAATAATATCTTGGCATCTCTTATATCAATACCATACTTATCTAATGCGTCAGATAAACCATTAAGTATATTTTCATAAGGGACTAATAGATAATGATCACCATGTAAAGCAATACATCTATCTAAACTCCTAGCAAATACACCATTCATTGGCTTAACTAACATATTACCTTTAACATCTGCAACATTTTCAAATGTAACAGGTGTAAGGGCAAGATTATAATCTCCTTCGTATTCAGATTGTAATCTCTTGACTAATGTAGTCATATATCTCCTTTTGTTAAGGGGTTGATTAAGTCTTTTAAATAAAAAAAAAAGACAGGGACAAATAAATGCCCCTATCTTTGTTATATCAGTTTATTATTATTAATGCAAGTTAGTTTCTTCCTGCTCTTAATATTTCTGGAACAGCATAATAAGGGCTACCCTTATCATCTTTATGGATTTCTTTTGGATCAATGAGTTCTTTTAATAGCTTAAAATTTAAGCCACCGATCTCACTCCATCTATAGAAATCTACCTCTAAACTATTGATTTTATAGAGTTTTTTCCCAATACTAAACCATAAAATATTATCATAAATCATGTTAGTGTATCTATTGATTGATGGCTCAAAAGATTTTAAAACTCTCTCTGGATTTATTGTAGGTTTCTTACCTTTATTTTTATATATAGTTCCATCAGCTTTCTTATGTTTAGTTCGCTTTCGTAGATCAAACTTACCATGCCTATAACTTCCATTCTTTTTTAAGAAACCTGCTCTAAACATTTTAAGTTTAGATTGTCTTAATAAAGTTTCAAGCATAGGATTAAACTCTACAAAGTGAACTTCACTTATTAATAGTATTTTCATACTTTCCTTTCTGTGCTTTGGTTTATTTTAACGAGGGTTTGATTTTAAACTTTATAAAACCATTTGATTTAAAATTACTCGCATTGTGTTTAACTTACCACCGACACCCTCAAAGCTTTTATGTGAATTGTTTTTTTATTTGTCATATCTTGATCACAATTAGGCTATAACAACTCACAAAAAATAGCCGTCAGAGTCTCCCCTGACATGAGAGCCATTAAAAAGTACTAGTATTTTTCATAGGACATTTCCTATTTTCAATGGCTCACAAATCAGTCCTTGCTAGTGCAATGACTTTAACACTAGCAAAGAACTCTGGTATTTAATTACCCATTATTCTTCTCCTTTCTCATTAATCATTATTATTAGTTCCCGTCTAATCATTTTCATTTGTTGATCTACAAAATGATTATGATGGCTAATTTTTAACTCATCAAGAGTATAGCTTGGAGTTTTTTTCTCTTTCTCTTCGTGCATTCTAGCTTTATTTCCAGATTGCACTTGGGGTATTCCCCATCTAGTTTGATCTGTCATGTTTACCTCTCATAAATGATTGATGTAATTGATCTTGCCTAAATTTTTTTATTTCAGCTTTTCTTTTTTTATGCTCTACATATAAAAACAAAGCAAAGACAAAAGCAATTAAAAACATTCCTACATATAATAATATATTGTAGATCACTTGCACAACCTTTCAACGCATTTGACAGCTTGATCAAATGTATTAAATCTAATTAAAGGATTTAGTTGTGAATCATAAACATCATAACCAAATTTAAAGTAATTATCTAATTTAATATAATTACTCTTAATTGTATATTCCCTATAGATAACTTTTTTGTTACCTTCTTTTTTCTTATCTAGTTCAAACCACGTCATGATTCCTCCTATTTTTTTGTTAAAAGCAAAATAACTGCCCATTTCTATTTATACCATACCAAAATAATTAAAGCAAATAAAAAAGCCCCACAAGTTTCCCTGCAGGGCTTTCAATGGTGATCTTCCATTTTGTTCTCCTATATTATAATTAACTAAAAATAACAGATACAACTATAATAAGGATAGGGATAACAAAGAGTCCCACTCCAAGAATATTGTTCATAATTCTTTCTCCTTTCATTCTTTACTTAACCACATATTATTATGTAAGGCAAATTAAATTTTTGCTATGTCTAGGCATATTTATAATAGGATAATGCTATGTCTAGGTAAATATATATATTGATATTATATTTTCAGGTTATATAAAAACCACCGGTCAACCTATAGTTGTATGTAATTTTTGCATATAGTAAAATTTCTCTAACTGGATCAATCATAGGTTGTAACAGCTTTTCTATTATAGGTTGTAAATAATTGATTATTTTTAGTTCTGGATGGTCTACAGCTATTGACATTTTAAAATTAGTTGATCTAGATTTTTTAAAAAATATAAATTTAATTTTCTTTAAATCAATAAATGATATATAACTTAATTAATGGAAATTTTTAAAAAAATAAAATTTTATAAACGTACCTCCTCAGAATTTTTTCTGATTAATGGGATATTATAAAAATAATAAAATTTTTAATTGCCGATCCATTTAGCTATTTAAATCGTGAATAATTAGAATTTATTTTTTAAGTGTTTTTAACTTAACAAGGAAAAAACATGAAAAAAAATGAAGTAAAACCTATTGACCAAAAAGACTTACTGATTGCGTCAATAGACAAAAATCTTACTGACTTTGTAAGCGGTAAGATTAAAGGAATAACTTTAACACTTGGATTAGTTTCCGATTTAACTAAATTATTTAAAATTGGCGGTTTCAATTTAAATACTTTTTTAGTTGATAAGATAATTAATTCAAATGATTTAAAAAATATTGATTTTAAAAAGTTACCTGAAAACGTAACTCATAATGATCGACTAAGATTATTTTTAAATCTGGTTATTATTCCAGCGTTAAAATATACAGTTGATGATTTGAAAAAAAATGATCCCTTTAGATTTGATGCGTTAAGAGATATTACAGAAAGCGTTTTAGCTTCTGTAATTCATGACTTTATCGCATATGATCAAGATAAGAATTGTTTTACTGATCCTGTAGGAAATCAACCGAGACAGATTAATATTATTAAAAGTAAATTAGTATTATTTGGATCAGTTGAAGAGGCCAAAGCAAGATATAATTCCAAAGGTTTAAGCCCCTTCCCATTATCATTTGAGAAATTAAAAAGTTTCTCAAATGAATTGCTTTTAGGAAGATCAACTAGAGTAATTAACAATGATCCTACAATTTCTAAAACAAATGAGAAATTACAGGACATTAAAAAAGAAATAAATAGTAATATTTCTTTTACTCAGGTTGACCCAAAATCAACTGACGCTATTAAGAAACTAGACCAAACTAAAAGAGACAATGACATTTTAGAAACCTTTAGATTGATTAGTTCTTTAATAGACAAGTTGATTGTTAATTCTGAATTTAAAACAGTTCAGAAATTAGCTTTGTACATAATGAATAATAAGCATTATGCGACTTGGCAAAAAACCAATTATGAGACAGCCTTAAATTTCACTAGTGAATTTGGCGGTCAACCGAAATTGGTTAACACTAAAGAAATTGATTTGTCACAAAGTACAGACAAATTAATTGCGGTTACTTTAAAAGAAAAAAAGATAGTAAATAGATTTGAAGGGCTTAAAGAATTCAAATCTAAAAGTAATAAATAAATAAACATAAATACTTAAATATAAATTTCTAATTATTCCGATTTAATAGCTTTCAACTATTCCTCAATTCAATTCCAATTATTTTTAATTCACTCCGAGCAATTGCTCCAGTTCTACCCTTAAAAATATCTTTGTGTCTTCTGGTGTCTTCTTGGTTAAGTTTCCAAGTAACCTGTAGTTACAAAATTTTAACCTGTCCTGGCCCTGTAACCTTGTTAAGTTCCTAGAGTACTTGGAGTAATTTTAATTCGTTTATATGGATTTAAAAAATTCTGGAGATCCATTTTTTGTCCAAACACCCTGAGATTACATACGTATGCAATTTTTTTAACATACACAAAAGCAGCTCTAATTTACTAGGGGTACACAGGGTGCTATGGGGGTACCTGGGTATTCTTATATAGCTACACCAGAAAATCTCAGAAATCCCTTGTTAACCTATCAGGTGCCTATATTCTAGGGACTATATTCCTATATATCTCCCGACTATATCCCTAGTATATACCAAGGGGGAATATATGTGTATCTATAATCTATATATAAAACCCCCCCGTATACCTTATAGGTATATTATACACCTCATTTTCACTTTTGTCTACTGACAAATTGTCGCACCCACAAAAATAATTAAAAAAGTAGTTGACAAAAGTCTAATTTGTGTGTATAATATAAATAGATGCACTTTAAAAGGACACACGTACACTTCGCATACACTTATGCCACAGGGGTCATCACTAATTTGCATCATTAGATTCACTGCTTTCATCTATTGATGAAGCAAGTGCATCATTTATTAGGGAACACCTAGGATTCCCTTTAAACAAACTCAAGGATAAATAATTTATGGTATTACCAGTAATAATAGCTGGACAAGCTATCTTACACGGACTTAGAATTGCAGGACTTAGAATACTTCCCTATATCGTCAGGGAAGCCACTAAGAAATCTGCTACCTATGCTGCTAAGAAAGTAGGTCAGAAGTCTATTACAGAGGCTGGTTATGTTGTCATAACTAAAGATCCTACAAAATTTAAACTAGCTCAAAAGATATTTACAGGAAAACATGTAAAGGTTATTCGAAATGAAAAATTACTACAAGCTCAGTCAACAGCACAGAGAGAGATTGTACCTTTAACTCAAAAGATATTAAAATCAGCATCACCTGAAGTTAGAACAACAATTCTAAATCAGGCAGACGATGCAGCTAATGGTATATCTAAATTTATTGCTCACCCAAGAAGTAATCCTGTGATAGGTGGTACTAAAGAAGTAACTAAAGAGTTTAAAAAATTCTTTGGTAAAGATTGGAAACCTATTAATAAAAATACTATTGAAGCAATTAAAATAACTGAGAGAGGTCCTCTTTCACTTAGTAAGGAAGTTGCTACATTTGTTCCTAAAACTACAAAATGGGTAAAATCTCCTACACAAAGTACATCAGCCCAAGCTGCTAAAGAAGCTACGAAAAAGAAGATTCAAGAATTTAAAGGAACAAAACTTGCGGAAGAAATTAAAAATGTACCTATAAAACAAATTGTTAAAACAGAAAAAAGACCTTGGTATGTAAATATCATGCCTAAGTATTTAAGAACTACTAAAGATGTTAGAATTACTGGACCAGAAAAGATACCTTATACTGGAGCACCATATAGTATTAGAACAGTAACAGAAGGAGTTGCTAAAGGAAGATTAGCTTCTACTGTAGGTGGTGGCTATAGTATATATGAAGGTGGAAAATATATGTCAAGAAATATAGATGGTACAGATGAAGTTAGAAGTGGTATAGATTTAAATGATAGTGATCTATTTGAAACAGAATCACAAATGTATGATCAAGAAGAAATAGCATCAGGTATAAATATTTATGACACAGACGAACAAGGAAACGTTATACAAGCCCAGTAACATTCCTTTTAAAGAATTAATGGAGATTATAAATGCAAGACATGGATTCTACTATAATCAAGACTCCAAAAAAAAGTTTAACAGATTCACAGGAAAAGTTTCTAGACGCATTATTCGGGGAAGCGAAAGGAAACCCAAGGAAAGCAGGGGAATTGGCAGGGTATTCCGAAAATTCCTACCCAAAAGTACTACGATCTCTTAAAAGTGAGATAGTTTCTAGAGCAGAAACGTACTTAGCTAACTATTCTGCACGAGCAGCTACCAAAATGGTAGATATGTTAGATGAAGATGGTACTACTCCGCATGCAAGTATACGTATGGAGGCTGCAAAACAGATTTTAGACCGAGTTGGACTTGCAAAAAAAGAGAAATTAGATGTTAACTTAAAGGCAGTACACGGATTATTTATTTTACCCCCTAAAGCACCACTAAAAAGAGCACATAAACCAGATGAAGTTAAAGAAAATATCTAAAACAATACCATTTGGCTACAAAGAGAGTGAAGAGAAGGGTTATTTAGAATCAATTCCAGAAGAAATACAAGCATTAGACGAAGCAAAGAATTATTTAAAGACTTGTTCTTATAGGGAAGTAGCAGAATGGGTACACAGAAAAACAGGAAGATACATTTCGCATGTCGGACTTAGAAAACGAATTAAAAACGGTAGAACCCCCGAAGCCCAAGAAGAAACAGAAGATAAAGGCACGGAGATCAGTCAAGGAGATATTAAGTCGGTCTAGAAAAAAGGTTGCCGCAGCAGAACAGACTTTAAGATCAGCAAAAAAATCTGCAGAATATGTAAAGGATAAATATAAAAAAATAAATTCTGCATTAGATGGAAAAGAAACTCAAGTAATTGAACAGAGTGTCATAGACACTGCTTCTCCCAGTATTAAGGAACATTTAGATCAACAAAACATTGTATTTAAACCTAATACAGGACCACAAACAGAGTTTCTAGCCTCTTCGGAACGAGAGGTTTTCTATGGAGGAGCAAGAGGAGGTGGTAAATCCTATGCCATGCTTATCGACCCACTTCGATATTGTCATAAAGAGATGCATAGAGCACTTCTTCTAAGAAGGACAATGCCAGAGTTAAGAGATTTGATTACTCATTCTCAAAGATTATACTCGAAGGCATTCCCAGGAGCAAAATGGAGAGAGCAAGAAAAAGAGTGGAGATTCCCGTCAGGAGCAAAGATAGAATTCGGATACGCAGAGAACATGACAGACGCTTTACGTTACCAAGGGCAATCTTACACATGGATAGGAATAGACGAACTTCCACAATATCCTTCGCCAGATATATTTAATTTTTTAAGATCATCACTTCGATCTGTAGATCCAGAAATACCTGTATACTTAAGAGCAACAGGTAATCCAGGTAACATAGGTTCGTTATGGGTAAGAGAGATGTTTGTTGATCCAGCTATACCGAATACTGCATTCGATATCAATATAGATACGCCTGTAGGTAGGAAAGTTATAACTCGTAGGTTCATACCTGCTAAGTTACAAGATAATCCTCACTTGATGCAAACAGATGACTACTATGCTATGCTTGCATCTTTACCAGAAATACAAAAGAAACAATTTTTAGATGGAGATTGGGATGCATTCGAAGATTCAGCTTTTCCAGAATTTAATAAAGCTTTTCACGTTGTCGAACCTTTTGAAATTCCTAAAGGCTGGCAGCGTTTTCGTGCTGCAGACTGGGGTTACAGTTCTCCTGCTTGTGTTCTTTGGTTTGCTATTGATTATGATAATAATTTATGGGTGTATCGAGAGTTATATACCAAAAAGATTACAGCAGATGTATTTGCACGAAAAGTCTTAGAGCTAGAGAACGGAGAATATATACGTTACGGGGTCTTAGACGCTAGTACATGGGCAAAGAGAGGAGATATAGGTCCAAGTATAGCAGAAACGATGATTCAAACAGGATGTCGTTGGAGACCTTCAGATAGAACTCCTAAAAGTAGAATTAGTGGTAAATTAGAAATTCACAAACGTTTAAAGTTTGTTGATGAAAAGAAGAAAGAACCAGGTATTAGAGTTTTTTCCACTTGTAGAAATTTAATTAGAACATTACCTCTGTTACCTTTAGATGATCATAACCCTGAAGATGTCAATACAGATGTAGAAGATCATGCATATGATGCATTAAGATATGGCTGCATGAGTAGGCCAATGCATACTAGTTATGCAAATAAAATTAATAGATTTCCTAGAACAGATTTCAATCCCTCAGATAGAATATTCGGATATTAACTAAATCATACAAGAGGGATAATGAAAAAAATTAGAATACCTGTTATAAATAAAAAGAATTTTCCTTATGAACTAGTAATGGCTTATTGGGAAGATATTGTTGGATCATGTGAATGGTCTGAAATATCAGATATAAAAAAATCAAAGACAGCAGTATGCTGTAGCTTTGGCTGGCTAGTAGAACAGAATGAAAATACAACTGTAATAATGGCAGATTTTATATTTGAAGATAATAATAGAATAAAAACAGGCGGTGGACATACTACTATCCCAACAAAGAATGTATTGTCAATTAAAAAAATAAAACTATAGGAGAACTACAATGGCAAGAAAAAAGAAAACAAGAACAGTATCAGATGTCATTGAGGATATCAGAGAGTTACATGAAAAGGAAGAAGACTTATTAATGGAACTTGAAGATTTAACTGAAGAATCTGATATTGATGAAGGAGATGAATAATGGAAAATAAATTTGACCCAAATGCTAAAGTTAAAGCAGGAGATCTCGGTACAGCACCTGATGGCAAACAGCCAAATCAGGAAGCAACTAATATTGATTTTAATGAATGTGCACCTGGTAAGTATCAATCTAAAAATTATTTAGATAGAGCTGGTGCTTATGTTACTAAATCAGGAAAAGAACATGTACAAGATTCTTTATTTAAATTAGCTGATCAAAAAGATTATTAATAAATAATAAGGAAATAAATATGGCAAAAGTAACTGGAAAAAAAACAAAAACAATTAAAGAAGAAAAAAAAGAAAAAAAGAAAAAGGCTAGATCATTTATAGTAGTGGGTTCTAAAGATGCTACACCAATGTCTAAAGAAAGATTTATTGATAAATTAAAATCAGAAAATCCACCAGGTTCTAAAGATATAAGTGAAATAAGACCTATGGATACTTTAACTAGTAAAGGACCAGGAAAACTTAAATTAGCTAAAAAAAAATATTCAAATGAATATAAGAAAAAAAAATAATAAATAGGAGACACAATGGACATAAATAAAAAAGTAAATCAGGGTGATCTTGGTGCTGATGCTGGAAAAACTAAAAACGGTAAATTAGAAATTAATCCTAACCAAAAAGTTAAACAAGGTGAGTTAGGAACTGCAGCAGACAAACCAGGAAAAAAAGAAAAAGTTGACCCATCTATTTTTAGAATGGCTGGACAAAAAGATTATTAGTATTTAAATAATTACATGGAAAAGAAACCATACACAGAAGAGTATGATCCGTTAGTAGGATATATACGAGGCAGATTTCAACAAGCAGAAACTTCTAGATTGTATGATGAAAAACGTTGGCTAAAAGCTTATAGGAACTATAGAGGGTTATATGGTTCTGAAACAGTTTTTAGAGATAACGAAAAGTCTAAAGTTTTTGTTAAGATTACAAAAACAAAAGTACTTGCATCATTTGGTCAGATTATAGAAGTATTGTTTGGTTCTGGAAAATTCCCAATTGGGGTAGAGCCAACTCCTGTTCCTGAAGAAATGGCTGAGTATGCTCATTTAAAACCACAACAAATGCAACAACCTAATGGTGCTGCAAATGGAAATGGTGCAGATGCTAATCCATATGGTTTTCCTGGAGATGGTAAAGAGATTCCAAAAGGAGCAACAGCAGATATGCTCATGGAAGGTCTTGCACAAAATTACGAACAACTAGGTTTAGAAGAAGGACCTGCTCCTGATCCTAGATCAATGCCACAAATAGAACCTGCTAGATTAGCTGCAGAAAAACTTCAAAAAGTTTTACATGATCAATTAGAAGAAACAGATGCTATTAAAAGTTTACGTCATGTATTTTTTGAAATGTGTTTATTAGGTACAGGAATTTTAAAAGGTCCATTTACAGAAGATAAAGCATATCATAAATGGGAAACTGATCCAGAAAATAATGAAGAAACTTATACAGCAAAAATTAAATCAGTTCCAAAATTAGAAGCAGTATCATGTTGGGATTTTTACGCAGATCCTAATTCAACTAACATGGATGATGCTGAATATGTTATCCAAAGACATTCATTTAATAGACAGCAATTTGCAGATTTAATGAAAAGACCATTATTTAATGCAGATGCAATTAGAGAATGTTTAGAGATGGGTGCTAATTATCAAACAAGAGGATATGAATCTTCTTTATATGATAGAGAAAATGTTGAGAATTTATATAAAAATAGATATGAAGTTTTAGAATATTGGGGTTTATTAGATAAAAGAATTGCTAAAGAGATTGGTTTTGATCATGATGATGAATTAGATGTAGTATCTGTAAATGCGTTTATATGTGGAAATAAAGTTTTAAGATGTACTGTAAATCCATTTACACCTACACGACTACCTTATATGGTATGTCCTTATGAGTTAAATCCTTATCAATTTTTTGGAGTAGGTATTCCAGAAAATATGGATGACTCACAATCAATTATGAATGGTCATGCAAGAATGGCTATTGATAATTTAGCATTATCAGGTAATTTAGTATTTGATATTGATGAAACTTTATTAGTTCCAGGTCAAGATATGAAAGTATTTCCTGGTAAAATATTTAGAAGACAGAGTGGGCAACCTGGTCAGGCTATACATGGATTAAAATTTCCTAGTACTACAAATGAGAATATGATGATGTTTGATAGATTTAGACAGTTAGCTGATGAGTCTACAGGTATACCTTCATACTCACATGGTACTACAGGTGTTCAAACTACTACAAGAACTGCAGCTGGAATGTCAATGTTGATGGGTGCTGCAGCATTAAGTATTAAAACAGTTATTAAAAATATTGATGATTATTTATTAAAGCCCCTAGGTAAAACATTATTCTATTGGAATATGCAATTTAATGATGAGAAGCCTGAGATAAAAGGTGATCTTGAAATTAAAGCAAGAGGTACATCTTCTTTAATGCAGAAAGAAGTTAGATCACAAAGACTAATGACATTTATGCAAACAGCAGCTAACCCTTCGTTAGCACCGTTTGTTAAGTGGCATACAATACTAAAAGAAGTTGCTAAGTCATTGGATATTGATCCTGAACAAGTTATTAATGATCCAGATAAAGCAGCTATATTTGCACAAATAATGGGGATGGTAAATGGAACTCAAAATAATACAGCCGCTACTGGAGGACAAGCCCAAATGGGATCTCCTATGCAAGCACCTACAGGAGCTTCGACAACAGATAATACAGGAGCTGGAGGTGGCAACATCGGAACAGGCAATGTTCCGTTGCCAGGGGAAGCTGGCTTTAGTCAAGCAACTCCTGACACTAAACAACGCACTTAAACAAAGTAAAAAGGATAAACTAGAATAATATGGCACGTACAGCTGTTAATTGGGATCCAAATAGATATGGATCTGTAAGACAAGTATTAAAATTTGATTCTGCTACAGGGAATTATTCCCTTGAAGAGCAAAATCATGATTATACTGGAGTTAATTATAATTTTTCTTCCTTACCTAGTAATAATACAACAGCCGCTGCCACCAATACAAATACTCAACAACAAACGGGTACAACACAACAACAAACTACAGAAGCTTTTGGGGATGTAAAACCTTATTATTGGCAGGATGAAGGTGACAAAAATGATGTAAATGTTTTTAATATTCCTAAAGAATCATCTCCTAAAAGAACTTTTATTGATGATCTAAGTGATAAATTTAAAAGGGCAGCTACACCTAAAAGTTATTATGAGTATAAAGGAGATTTTAAACAGGATGAGGGAACAATCTATCCTGATAAAAAGAAACAAACTACAGGACTTTTACAAAAACCAAAACAAATATGGGAGGGATTTAAACCATTAGCTGTTAGTGTTATACAAGCTGTGGCTAAACGACCTACTATTTTAGGAGCTAGTGCTACTCACTCTCATAGAGGAGTTGCTGGACTTTATAGTAAAGAAATTAATCTTATGAATAATTATGGATCAACTGAACCTACGGATGGTAATCCTACAGGAGATCCACGAAAAGATGACGCTGGTTTTAATATAGTTTCTGGAGCAGGAAATTATAATATGATAGGAACTAAGTCTAGAAGACATAATATGCTTAAAGCAGCAGATATCTATGAAAAAAATTCTAACGAATGGAAGCAAGCACGAAATAAAATAAGAGCAGATTGGGAAGAAGAGAAAAATACAGGGGTTACAAATAAGAATTATAATATAGACTCTTCAGGAAGTAAACCCTCAGCACCAACTGGTTTAGTAAATCCTATGCAACAGGCACAAGATCAGGATGGACAAAATCAAGGTGGTAGTAACCAGGGTAGCAAAGGGGATTTTGATGGTAAAGGAACTGGAGCAAGAGGACCAAGGAGCTAAATAATGGCAATAGATTATACAGGACAGGTAACAACAACAGGAATGATGAATAAATCTCCAGGAGCTAATACACAAGTTCCTAATATGAGTAATTTAGTTCCACCTAAAAAACCAACACAATCTGTAGGACAACCCATAGAACAGCCTACAAGAGAACAACCTACAAGTAATGCAGTAGGACCAAATCAAATAACAGCTGAAGATATGACTGTATTAGCACCAGTTTTATCTCCATCTGTTAAATCAGTATTAGCTAAAATAATACCTGAAATAACACCTTTACTTGAAGGAATTGGTACAAATGAAGAAACTGTGCCAGTAAAAGTTTCGACTTTTGCTTCATTACCAGGTGATATACAGGATTTTATTATTCAATCTAGTACCCAACAGATGGATACTAACAATGTGCCACTTGATACAGCACCTCAAGCATCAGGTATGATGGCTAAATCACAAGATGATTCTAGTAATATACCACAAGATGACTCAGCAGGTGTAGATATAAACCAAGATTTAATCTAGTATCAACCCACAAATTATGGAAGTGAGCTACCCTTATCCATAAGGCACTCAACCTAAGAGGAAAAAATGGAAAATCAAGAAACAGAAGCAACAACTTCAAATGAAGTTGAGGCTCCTAAAAATAAACTTTTTAAAAAACCAAAAGGAAAACTTTATAGTAAGCATCAAGAAGATGATGATGCTGAAACTGAAGCATTTGCTAGAGGTGAATTAGAAAAGTTTAATAGAGAAAAAGCAGAAACAGCAACCGTTCAAGAGGACACTGAAGCATCAGAAGAAATTGCAAGCTCAGATGGTAAAGCTACTCCTTCAACTGAACGCCCTGAAAATGCAGAAGATCGTGTCTTTAAGAAACGTTATGACGATTTAAAAAGACACTATGATTCTACACTCGGAAAGCATAAAGATGAAGTTCATACTTTAAGAACTCAATTAGAACAATCAGCAAAACAAATTGTTCCACCTAAGTCGAAAGAAGAACTTGAGGCTTGGAAAAAAGAATATCCAGATGTATATCAAATGGTTGAAACTATTGCGATAGACAAAGCGGATAATCGGGCAAAAGAGATGGAGACTAAATATCAAAATCTTCAAAGCCAACAGGAACAAGTAGCACAAGAAAAAGCTGAAGTAGAACTTCTTAAACTTCATCCTGATTTTCAAGAGATTCGTTCAAAAGACGAGTTTCATGAATGGGCTATGAGACAAGATCCAGTTATTCAAGATTGGCTTTATGAAAATAGAGCTAATGCACAATTAGCAGGAAGAGCAATCGACTTGTATAAAATGGATAAAGGTCTTGGTAAATATTCCAATAAACAGGAAAAAGATATTAAGAAAGAAGCTTCTAAAGCTGTATCTAAAACTAGAAAAGCTGAATCTACTGAAGGTGCTAGACCTAAAAAAGTTTGGTCTAATGCTGAGATCAGTAAGATGAGTGTTAATGAGTATGCTAAGTATGAAGAAGAAATTGATAAAGCTGTAAGAGAAGGTAGAATCCAACCTTAACAATAATAACTATATAATCGGAGACAAACACTATGGCTACTATGGGACTAGCGACTGGTTATCAGAATTTACCTTCGGGAAATTGGGTACCAGCAGTATATAGTCAAAAGGTTCAAAAATTTTTCAGACGTGCATCAGTTGTAGAAGATATTACTAATACTGATTACGCTGGGGAAATTGAAAATTTTGGCGACACGGTTAACATCGTGAAAGAGCCTTCAATTACTGTGAATGATTATGCGAGAGGTCAAACTGTAAACACACAAACTTTGGCAGACGACAGATTACAATTAACTGTTGACCAAGGTTCGTATTTTGCGTTTAAAGTAGACGATATCGAAGAAAGACAATCACATGTAAATTGGGAAGCTCTTGCAACTTCTTCAGGTGCTTATTCACTTAAGAAGAACTATGACTACAATGTATTAAAATACATTTATGACAATGCAGCAACATCAGCAGCGAACACTGGAACAGATGGTTCGCCAATTGATGGAGATGCAGGAAATGACACATTAGCAGATGTTATATCAGCTGCTAAGACAGTTCTTGATGCGAATGACGTACCAGAAGAAAACAGATGGTTCGTTGCACCGCCTGCTTATTACAAGCAATTAAGAAAAGCGGCTGCAAAAGTTATGGACCAATCAATAATGGCAGATGGTGGAGCATCATCTATGAGAAACGGCATGGTAACGGATAAACCTTTATTTGGGTTTAGACTTTACTCAACTAATTCAATTGCAGTTTCAAGTGGAGCAGCTTCATCTAAAACTTTTGGATCAGCAGGTTCTAATGAATATGCTTTCCTTTATGGGCACCAAGGTGCAGTTGCTACGGCAAACCATATTGCGAAAACAGAACTTATCAGAGACCCTGATTCATTTTCAGACATCGTGAGAGGTCTGCATGTTTTTGGAAGAAAAATTCTAAGAACAGATGCAGCTTACTCTGGTGTTGTAACAATAGGTTAATTAGGAGGATAATAGATAGACTATGGCTACATATAATGTAACAGGTGTAGGTGGAACTACTGGACATCCGTCTAATGGTAGAACACCTTACTTAGTAGAAAATACAATTGACGTATCAGCAGTTAATGGCGATTCAGGAGCAGCACAAAATGATGTTCTTAGAGCTATGGACATACCTGCAGAGACAGTGATCATGGAAGCTGGAATTGAAGTAATTACAGCATGTTCAAGTTCAGTAACTCTTGATCTTGGAATCACAGGTGGAGATGTTGATATTTATACAGATGGA